TATAAATAATATACAGGTATATATCATGACTGGCACATATGGTAATCAAACTGCTTTTAAAGAAGGTGTGTCGCCAAACCCCTCGGGTCGTCCCAAAGGGGCAAAAGATCGAAGACGTGAGCTTATCGCTCTCTTTGATAACGCAGCTCCTGAGCTGGTACAAAATGCTATAGATTTAGCGAATGCAGGCGATGCTCAACTAATGCGCGTTTGCATGGAGAGGATATTGCCAAAGCTACGTGAAGTATCGTACGTAAAGATAAAAGGCATCTGTGGGAAGACATACGCAGAAAAGTGCACTATACTAGATGAGTCTTTAGAAAATGAATTCATTACGATGCAGGACTGGGAGTGTATGCACAAGACATTCTCACGCTGCTTTGAAATAGACGAGATAGATAGACGCTTAACTCTTTTAGAAGAGAGCGCGAAGAAATGATGGTCATGCTTTTAATAATCATTATAATAATACTTATCTTGAGGGAGTAATAATGGCTAAACTAACGACTTCTCAACGAAAGAAAATACCAGACTCAAAGTTTGGATTACCTGGATCTAAAAAATATCCGATGCCTGATAAAGCTCATGCTGCTAATGCGAAAGCACGTGCAACACAGATGGTCAAAGCTGGTAAGCTAAGCGCATCATCAAAGTCTATGATAGATGCAAAGGCTAATAAAGTGCTGGGGAAAAGTGATCAACTTAAAGCGATACGTAAGCGCGTGAAATAATCAAAAATTGACTATAAATGACTTATAAAACCAAAGCACAGAATCTAGATAGACTCGTACAGATTGAATCACAGTCTAAATTCAAAGAAATCATTCATCTCACTCGACATGAAAATTTTGGATTGCATGTAAATAGCCTCATACCGGTAACTTATAAGCAAACCGGATCGCTAATTTCTTTTCACGAATCAACAGCGATGTTTAAGTTGATACTCGGACCGTTTGGATCTGGTAAGTCTTCTGCATGTTGCGCGGAAATAATTCATTGCGCATGTAATATGCCGGTGATGGTTGATGGCGTGCGTCGTTCACGATGGGCTATTATTCGAAACACCCTGGGAGAGTTAGAGTCAACAACAATGGTGACATGGTTACAGTGGTTTGGTAGATTAGGCGTTGTAAAGCGTACGAAAAAGCCTTTGCTATCTTACAACTATGCTTTTAATGATTCAGGCGGGAAAGTTGAGTTAGAGCTTATTTTTATTGGTTTAGATAGCGAAGACGATAAGGAAAAACTAGAGTCTCTCGAATTAACATGTGCTTACGTTAATGAAATGCAGCACGTGCCAAAGGGGATAGTAACGCATCTCATGGGTCGTATTGGACGATTCCCTAAGCGCGATCAAATGCATGATGAAAAATACTATTCAGCTATTATTGCAGATACAAACCCGCCTGATGAGGACCACTGGATTTATGCTGACTTTGAAAAAAATAAGATTGATGATGCAGTCGTATTTCATCAACCGCCAGGATTGATACAAGATGTAAACGGGCAGTGGATGGATAACCCTTGTGCGGATAATATACAGAATCTAAAGCCAAAATATTATTATAATATGGCGATGCTTAATCGTTTTTCGGAAGAGTACGTCAAAGTATATTGTCGTGGTGAGTACGGCATTGTTATTCCTGGCAAAAAAGTATTTCATGAATATAATGACGACCTTCATTCTCAACATGAGGTTCCTATTCTATTTGGAAAACCAATAATCGTGGCATGGGATTACGGTTTAACGCCGGCATGTTTGTTCATGCAAATAAGTGATGCGGGACAATTGCGATGCTTTAAAGAATTTGTAACTGAGCGATCAGGTGTTAGACAGTTAGCAAGAGATATGGTTATGCCATATATCAGAGCAGAATTAGAAGGTTATGAGGTGATATCAATTGGTGATCCTTCGGGTAAAACGCCAAAAGACACGGATGAACTATCTTGTCAAGACATTTTAAAGCAAGAAGGACTAGAGACAAACCAAGCAAAAACCAATGTGATCAATCAGCGGTTGGAGTCTATCCGATTCTTTCTCACAAAACTTGTAGGTAATGGTGAGCCTGGATTAATTATATCGCGTAAAGATTGCCCAACATTACGTAAGTCATTCATCGGTAAATATTGTTATAAAAGATTACGTGTGATTGGAGACGAAAAATATCATGAAATTCCTGACAAGTCACATCCCTGGTCAGATATCATGGACTGTGCACAATATGGTGCTTGCGAATTTGGCGGGGAAGGATTAAGATTTACACAGTCGACTACTGATTATTCTGACTTTATGAACACGGAAAAATTTTAATGACAAAAAAAAGCACAGAAAAAGATACAGATGATAAAATATTAGCACGTATTGATAAACGTGCGAATGATTGGTTTACCTACTTTAGCGAAAATAATGAACAGTATAGACTTGATACGAATTTTTTATATGCAGAAGACGGGCAGTGGACAGATGAAGAAATAAACGAATATAGGCTTGAAGGAAAACCCAGGCTAACGTTTAACATGGCAACTCGCCTGATTTTAAACTTACAAGGCGAATTTGCGGGGAATATGCCCGCATTAAAAGTGAGAGCAACAGATAGTTCAGAGGCTACACAAGAACAGGTTGACTTAGCAGAGGGATTAACTCGCAAAATTTCGCTTGACTCTAGAAATGATATTGTCTATCAAACATCATTCGCTTGCGCACTTTCGGGCGGCTATGGTGCTTTTAGAGTTAAAGTTGTTCCTGAGTCAGTTGTAAGCTTTAGTTACATACCCAATTATGAAATTATCCAAGATCCAACAACTTGTTTTTGGGATCCTTCAGCCATCGAACCAAACAAGAGCGACGGCGATTTTTCAGGGTGTTGTCATACAATTTCAAAGGATCAGTTTAAAGAAAAATACCCTGATATTGAATTTCCAGAATCTTATGTATTAAGCGATCAAGGATCGAACAGTTTCAGGTGGATTTCAGAAAACGAAATTGTGATAGTTGAATATTACGAAAAAGAATATTTTAAGAGACACATTGCATTAGTCAGTGACGGACAATCAACGCCAACCGTCCTGGATTTTGATGATGCTGAAGATTTTATCAAACGAGAAAACAAGATCATCAATAAAATTAATGATATGTCTGGAGGAATGTCAAATATTCCAAAGATGAAAATAATGCAAGAAAAAATGGTCGATGACTTTAAGATCTGTTTTTATGTCGCGATAAAAGACAAAATAATTGAGCGTTCAGATTGGGATGGTAAAGTATTACCCATTATATTTCAGCCAGGTTCATCGCGATGGGTCGATGGTAGAGAAAAAACAATATCATTTGTTCATTGGCTAAAAGATGCGCAAAGGTCATATAACTATTCAAGATCTGAGTTTATTTATCGTCTAAAATTATCGAGACATGAACCTTATCTAGTTAGCGAAAAGAATATTGAAGGACATATAAAAGAGTGGAAAGATGCGTATAAAGCAAAATCAGCGTTAATTTTTAAGACAGATCCGAGCGGTTTTTCACCACAACGGCAATCACCCCAAGAAGTACCGCAAAGTTTGAGCGCGTCATTGAGCCAATCTTTAGTTGAGATGCAAAGCATTTCGGGACGATATGACGCAAATTCAGGTGCTCAAGGTAACGAAATGTCAGGTGTGGCAATACAGAGTCGTCAAGCGCCAGGAAACATGAACTCGTTCCAGTTTTTTGAAAACGCTCGATTGGCAATTGAGACTGGAGCGCGTGTTGTGACTGATTTAATTCCAAAACTAGTCGATACAGAGAGGTCAATATCTATACAGCAAGAAAATGGTAGTATTGTGCAAAAAAAGGTTAATGGGCAGGATGGCTTATCCGTATCTAAAGATCCAATGAATGTATCAGTAACAGTTGGAGCAAGTTTTGAGTTACAACAAAAAGCGGCTGTTGATCAACTATTATCCTTAGTTACAGCATTGCCGCAGTTAGCACCGCTCATCCCTGATTTAGTTGTTGAAAATCTGGATATAAAAAATGCACCTCAATTAGTACAGCGTATTAAAGACAATGCATTAGATCCTATGATTGTTGCCACAGAATCTGGAGACGAGCAGAAGATACAGCAAGCACAGCAACAAAAATCGCAACAAGCGCAACTAGTTCAAGCACAATCGCAACTACAGTTATTGCTTGAAAAAACCGCAGCACAAGGCGAGCAAATTAGAGCATTAGCCGCAGAAAGGACATCCCAAGCAAACATGATGAACGCTGAAACGAATCGTCTAGAGGCAGAATCAAAAGGCGCTGTAGAATCTCAAAAAGCCCAATCAGAAGAAAACAAAGCAAATCTTTCATTGCTTACCCAGGTTGTTAAAACAGTGGGTGAGTCCAATAAAATCAAGCCATATCAAGTATTTTAATCCTATCAAAACACCCATAAATTATTTTACGGACAACTTGCTAGTTTTCTCCTAACATTTCACCTAACATTTCTCCTAACATTATCTCCGATAAATATATTTATTATCGGATATATCTTGACAATATATGTACAAAGCATTATAAATAGACCTAAGCGCATATGCCGCTTTAAATGCATAGCGGAACGTAGCCGATATTCTATGGCGATTTTGGGCGAAAGCTAAAAATTGAGGTAATCATGAGCGAAGAAAATTTAGAGAATAATTCAGTTGTTGAAGGCTTAGACGCAGGCCAAAAACCTGTTGAAAATATCGAAACACCTGAAAAAGAAAATGCAGAAGTGGGTTCAGAGGTAGAATCACCTGAAGAAGGTGAGCCAAAAGAACCTGAAAAGGTAACGAAAACGCAAGAAGAGCTTGATGGCGAATATGCTCGAATTAGGAAAATAGCGGAAAGAAAGGCAAAAGCAAAGGCTGATTACGAAATAAATGTGCGGCTTGAGCAGAAAGTGCAGGAGATAAAAGCCCAGCAAGAAGCTCATCAGCAAGCATCTGCTCAACAGGAAAAAACCTTTTGGGATGAGAACTTGCAAAGGCATATTCCGTCAAATATGACGCTCGAACAATATCAGAACCTTGTTTTAAATCCTAACCAACCGATTATAGGCCAAAATACGCAGCAACAAACTAAACAGTTTGTTCAAAATCAAGTACAGCAGTCGCAGGAAAGATATTCTGATGCCGCTCAACTTCAAGCGATTGAGTGCGATGTTGATTTTGAAAGCGATTTTAAACACGTTTTAAAAGCGGGACAACCATCGGTAACGATGTTAAATGCTGTTGCGCAAGATGATAACGGTGTGAAAAATCTATATCACAAACTCAAAGAAGACCCAGCATTTTGCTTTAAACTCTCTCAATTATCTCCTCAAGAGCAACAACATAGGATGTGGGAACTAAACCAAGAGATGTCTAAAAAGACACCTAAAAAGGTTGTAAGTAGTGCCACTCCTCAACCTGCTTCGATAAAAGCAGGAACAAATCTTCCGTTAAACGAAGATTCAATGAGCATTTCAGAGTTGAGGAACTATCACCGAAAGAAGGATTTGGAAAAAATTCGACTAAGGTAAAAAAACAGCTCCTTGACTTTGTTTTAAACAAAATTTAGGAGTTATTTAAATGAGCAATACTTATACTACGATGACACAGGTTTGCCGTGCAGCACTTGTGCAATTTGAAAATAATCTAGGCATTATCAATACAGCCAACACAAACTACGAAGAGCAATTCAACTCAAACGGTCAGTGGGACAAAGGCGCGACAATCAATATTAGAAAACCAAATCGCTTGCTGGTAACAGATGGCGCAACAATGGGATCACAAAATATTGAAGAAAGAACGGTTGCTTTAACATTAAACTATCGTAAACACGTTCCTATGACATTTACGACAAAAGATATGACACATTTTACGAAAGAAATGTTTGATGATCGCTTTATTAAACCAGCCGTTCTGGCATTAGCAAATAAAGTCGAATATGACGTAGCAATGGAGATGAAAAATGCACTTTACTTTGCATTAGGAACAGCAGGAACAGCACCATCAACATTTAAAAATTTGGCTGATGTTCGAGCAAAAATGAATCTCTTAGGCATACCCTCAGCAGATAGAAACATGGTTTGGGATGAAGAAGACATGGCATCATTTGCGTCAAACCAAAACTTGCAAAATAGTTTTGTCAGCGATATTGCAACGCAAATTAATAGAGAAATGTTTGTTGGGCGATTAGCAGGAATGAACCACTTTACCTCACCAATTATGCCTACTCAACAAGCTGGTACCGGTGATTCTGGTGCAACCCCAGCTTCTGGTGTTGTTACCGCAGGAAATGTTAAAACATTAGTATCGTCTGGTTCAACAATTGTGTTAGAAAATTTAACCGCTTCAAGCACATTCAAAGAAGGGGATAAAATTTATATTGCAGGTGTTCATAGTGTTAATCCAATAACATTACAAAGTACCGGTAAATTAATGGAGTTTACAATCACTGCGGATGCAACATCCGGCGCAACAACTGAGGCAACTATTTTGGTCAGTCCAGCTGTTGTAAGTGATTCAACAAGTCCTTATCGTAATATTGATAATACAACCGGTATCGCCGCAGGTGCTTCCAGTGCTGTTTATCTACGAACCGGTAATACAACTTCAGGATCGGCAATTTTATCTCCGTACAGATTAAACATTGCTTATCATAAAGATGCGGTTAACTTTGCTGCGCCTCCGTTGGTTATTCCTGAGTCTGTTGTGCCAAAAGCAGCTGGACGTGCGGTTGATGATCAGACAGGAATTTCGTTACGACTGATCCAATTTTACAATGGTAGTTCAGACGTTGAATCCTACAGACTGGATATTTTGTATGGTATTCGTATCAATGCTGAATATATGGTCGGATTGGTAGGCGGTATTTAACATAAACCATAATGGCGAGAGGGTTAAAACCCTCCGCCATTTAATGTGAGTTAAACATGACATGTACAACGCAAAGAACAGCAAATGCAATTATTCAAGAAGCTTTTAAGATAATTTCTGTTTTTTCAGAAGAAAGTAATTTACCTGGAAAACGATTAAAAGAAGGTTTGGATATACTCAATAACTTACTGTCAGGATATCGTTCGTCTGCTCAATTAATTGCTTATGATGACGTAATAACATTCAATTTGGTTGTAGGACAACGACAATATGAAATATCAAATGAAGTTGGCGCGGATGTCACAAACAATGAATTAGCGAGATTAAAATTTATTACAATTGAAAAAGATAATATTCAATATCCCATAAAGTATGATGATGATAATTCATTTTATGAGTCACCTATTAATTTGCTTGATCAAAGAATGCCAACGCGGGCGTTTTTACAAAATGGTATTAAAAAATCATTTATTAATTTTTTAGTCCTGCCAGATTATGCGTATCTCTGTACAATAAAGGGAAAATTTGTATTATCTGATTTAACATTAAATACGGATATTACAACGGTTCCACGATATTACACGAATTACCTTGAGTACGCTGTCGCTCAATTATTGCATGGACGATATCCTGGATCAAAGTGGGATGCAAATGACGATGCGATGCTAAATAAGTTAGAACAAAATGTGATGAGTGTTGCAGACATTGATTTATCAACTAATACCGGAAGTGCATTATTAAATAATGGTTACTTTCGAAATGTTTATTTTTAAATGGAAGGTTTATGAGTTCACAAATACCGTTAGACATTATTGGAGGGTATGCGAGATCTGAGTTCCCAGAGTTTAATGCTGAGGAAACCGAAAACCTATACGTTGAAAATTTAAGTGATGGAACAATGGCTTTATTTCCACGACCAGGATTGAAAAAAATAAAAAAAATAACAGTCGATAGTGGAGGAAGAGCAGAATATCAATTTGGAGATTCGTTTTTTGTTGTAATAAAAGATAGCGTTTATCGCGTAGACACATCATTAAATTCTTCGTTTTTAGGAAATTTAGATACAGAAGAAGGATTTGTGGGGATAGCTGACAACGGATTAGAGGTGATATTTGTTGATGGGGTTGGTGGTTGGATTTTTGATAAAGCGACTGAAAACTTTACACCAATTACTGATCCAGGTTTCCCTACGGCACCTGAATCTGTAGTCGTATTGGGCGGTCGATTTGTGACAAATTTTGGCGGCACTGAAAAAATGGGTTTTTCTGATATTAATGATGGCACAAGCTGGCCAGCATTAAACTTTTTTTCGATGGAACCTTACCCCGACATTGTTGTTGGAATGGCGACATTAAATGGTCGTTTATTTGTGATGGGGCAAAAGTCTACAATTACTTATTATTTATCTGGAAATGCAAATCTTCCATTTACAAAAGATGCGCCGGCAGCTGAATATGGTGCGTCATCTATTGGATCAATTAAGCAAAGTTTAGGTTATGTATGTTGGTTATCTAAAACAGATAGTGGCGTGAGCTCTCTTTTATTATCTACCGGAGACCAACCAAAATCAGTTAGTACCGAAGCGATAGAATCCGAATATGAAAAATATTCTTAAGTATTGCGTAGAGGTCAATCGACTTGAAAATGTAGGAGATACCATGCGAGATGCCGCATTAACCGAACTATTTGAGAAAAACAAAGACGCCATTTTTGTTATTAAGTGGAAAGAGATCTACCAGGATGCCGAAACCGTTCTTGATATCTGCGAAGATGTTGCTCACGTTTTAGAATCCATTCTCGTTAAACAAGGTTGAAATTATGACACCAGGAATTATTTTTTTAATTTTTATCGCCT